ACAAAAGCAGATCTTGAGAGTCCAACTTTTACAGGAACTCCATTAGCACCAACACCGTCATTTGGAACTAACACCACTCAAATAGCAACAACTTCATTTGTTCAAAGTGCCGTAGACTCTGTTTCTTTAAACACACAAACATCCTCCTATACATTAGTTTTATCAGATGCAGGAACATTGGTCATTATGAACTTAGGTTCAGCAAATAACCTTACTGTTCCATTAAACTCCTCAGTCCCCTTTGCCGTGGGAACACAAGTGCCCATTCTTCAATTGGGTACAGGTCAAACTACCATTGTTGCTACTAGTGGAGTTACCATAAGATTTACCCCAGGATTAAAATTAAGAACTCAGTATTCAGCAGGTGCCCTCATTAAAATAGATACTGATACTTGGTTGCTCTCTGGCGACATTGTGGCATGACCCCAATGATATAATGAACGTATGGCTATATCCAAACGCTTTCTTCAGCCAATAAATCTTTTAAATTCCGCAGCAGATCCAACAACTGCTGATCCTGGCGACTTTTATTATAATACTACAACAAAGCGTGTAAGGAATTACAACGGAACTGCTTGGACAGACGTTGGTACAACGACAAGGGTTTCATCATCCCCCCCCACAATAAAAGACGTTGGGGATGGATGGTTTGATAATACAACTGGTTCTTTTTATATTTATGACGGTACTTACTGGGTAGAAGTTACCAGCGTTATGGTAGTTGGATTAGATGCAGATCCAAGTCCATTATTAAATGCTGATCTAGATGCAAATAGTTATAACATAATAAATATAGATAAGTTGACATTTGATGATTCACCAGAGTCAACAATATCTCAAGCATCTATTATGTGGAATACTGCTCAAGGAACATTCAGCATTGGAATGTCTAACGGTGTAACTCAGACAGTTGGAAAAGAGTCCTACCTCCCAGCAGCAAACAATTCCTCAGGAGTTATCATCCCAACAGGATCTCTTGTAATGTCAACGGGAGCATCATCAGATAGATTAAATATTGCCAAGGCAATCTCTGATGGAACTGTAGAGGGATCTAGAATACTAGGTTTTGCTGCACACAATATAGCGATAGGATCTCCTTCTGCAATAGTCATGACAGACGGAATCATCGATGGATTAGACACCTTTTTGTGGACTGCTGGAACGATTCTTTATCCAAACCCTGCCGTTGCAGGAGGATTAACCTCTACACAAGGAATCGCTCCAAGTATTAGGGTTCCTGTAGCAACCGTTCTAAGTCAAAGTTCAACTACAGGGAAAATTCTTGTAAGAATGCGTCATGGATCTTCCTTGGGTGCAACAGAATCAAACGTTAAGATAACTAGTCCCATAAACAATGACGTTATTTCATACAGTTCAGAATTTGGTATATGGGTAAATAAACAAGCAACTGGAGGAGGTGGAGGAGCAAGCATTATTGTTTCTGACGTTGCCCCATCATCTCCTGACGCAGGCGCTATGTGGTTTAACAGCACAAACGGAAAGATGTATATCTATTATGATGCTTATTGGGTAGAAGTGGGATCAAGTTCAGAAAGTGGCGCGGTATCTACAGACGTTGCCCTCTCTAATTCTTGGTGGCTAGGGGTATAATTAAAACATGGGATTAGTCAGAGTAGGTGTAGCAAACCCTACCGCAAATACTGCAACAACACTTTTCACAAGTGATAATCAGTATCTTATGTCGGTTATCGCTACAAATAAATCCTCAAGCATAAATACCTCTCTTAGAATTTGGGTACAGCCAAGTGGATCTTCTACAGAATCTGAATATGCCTATATGATTTATGACCTACCACTTGACTTTTCAAACTCATACGAAAGTTTTAGATTTGCAGTAAACCAAAATGATGTTGTTCGTGTATCTGCCTCAACATCTAGTGTTTCTTTTTCAGCATACGGATTAATTCAGTATGACGTAAAGATTGGGGCAGGTATAAGTTCTTATTTAGACTCAGCCCCCGCAAACCCAGTAGATGGGATGATTTGGATAGACGCAGATGGAGTTATTTCTGGAAGCGCTTCCAAACCAGCATATGTTTATAGTGCTGCTTCTGCTCAATGGCTTGCGTTAGCAGGTGGATCTTTAAATACCGCAGCAGATTATACTTGGAGTGGAACAAATACTTTTACAGGAACCGTAATAATTCCAGGGTATGAAAAAGAAATTACCCTACAATCTTCTGCCCCAACATCTCCATCATCAAGCGATCTTTGGGTTGACAGCGTTTCTATGCAACTAAAGGTTTATAACGGCTCCGCATGGGTAGCACTAGGAGCGGCAGTAGATGATAGCCAACTAGTTATAGCCCAAAGGATGTTTGCGTAATGAGTGGGCTACGGAGATTCCTTCCTTCTAGACCAACTAGTGAGTTTTTAAACTATCAGAAGTATGGAGCCAAAATACCCTCTATTGCCATAGGAGGAGTTACCTCTGTTGCGGGTGGATACACCATACACACATTTTCAACAACTGGAGCGAGCAATTTTCAGATAATTTCAGGAATAAGTGTTGTTGATTACCTAGTCGTTGCAGGCGGGGGTGGAGGTGGAGCGTGGGTTGGCGGTGGCGGCGGCGCAGGAGGTTATTTAACTGGCTCAATCAGTCTAGGCACAACAACTTATGCTTTGTCGGTAGGGTCAGGAGGTAAGGGTGCCTTAAACCCAGGCTCCTACACGAACTTACCTGGATCGAATAGCGCTGCAAGTGGATTAAACAGTGTTTTTCATAATATAACTTCTGTAGGAGGAGGACGAGGAGGTTCTTGGTCGGCAGAATCTCCAACAAATGGAGGATCTGGAGGAGGGGGTACTGGTCAAGGAACGGTGTATGGAAATGGAACAGTTGGCCAAGGTAATAGAGGAGGAACAGGAAGGGGTGCAAGTCCATATGAAACTGGTGGTGGTGGAGGAGCAGGAGCAGTTGGTCAAGACTATTCCTCAAAGGGGGGCGACGGCGGTATAGGATTACAAAATTCTTTTTATGGAACCACCACATATTATGCTGGTGGCGGTGGTGGTGGAAAACACGACCCAGGTACACCAGGAACTGGAGGATTGGGAGGTGGGGGAAATGGTCTCGCCGCTTCCACGGCAAAAGCGGGAAATGGAAATGCAAATACTGGTGGCGGTGGCGGAGGTAATGGTAGAAACGGCGGCGAAAGGTCTGAGGGGGGCGACGGCGGATCAGGTGTGATAATAATTAGATATATAAGTTAAAGAATATAAAAAAGGAAATTGATATATGCCTAGATTTAAAACAACAGAAATGATTATTAAGGGTACAGAAGAATATTTTGATGAAAATTGGATGGACTCTCCATTCTTACAATTACCCGATTCAGATGCGTGGGATTACTCAAGAGAACTCAATATAGAGGACATAGATATTTGGGAGGTAATCTCAGAAATGTCTGGACCTACAGGTCTATATGCTGCATGGCTTCCTTATGCAGAGTTCTATATGATTATCAATAGAAGACAAATAGACTCAACCTATTATGGCAAGGGTTCAGATGATCCTGCATCAAAACGTTGTGACGAACTTGGAATCCACTACCCAAAGAAATGATATAATTTATATATGGCTACCTTTTCAAAATCACCCCTATCTGGATCAACAAACGGAAAAGGTGTTAACGTAGCAGCAACTGCTACAACAGGGACAACTGTTCATACTGCCGTCGCTGGCACATCATCTTTTGATGAAGTTTGGATGTATGCAGTAAATACATCAGTCTCCTCTGTAAAGTTGACCGTACAGTATGGCGGAACGGTGGAAGCAGACAATATTGAAATAACAATTCCAGGAGAATCAGGGTTAGTTCTCGTAATCCCAGGTCTATTCCTCAATAATGCTCAAGTAGTCAGGGCATTTGCAGCAACAGCAAACGTTATATCTATTCATGGTTATGTAAATCGGGTGACCGCATAATGCCAGGATTTTTAGTACCAGCACAACAAACACTTAATCCATTTACTCCAACAGGTAACATTGCAGCAACAACGATTGCAGATGCAATAGTTGAACTTGATAGTGAAAAGGGTAAGACAGAGCAGGTTGTTAGAGTTTACGATCACGAATCCCATCGAAACATAGAAATATCTTCACCAACTGAGGGAATGGTAACGTATTTAAAAAGTTTAAAGACCATAAATGTTTATAATGGAACTGATTGGATTGAGGTTTCTGGCGGTGGCGGTGGCGCTGCTTTTAATGATTTCTTTCTTATGGGTGCATAATTTTCATGATATAATTTATAGAGGAGACATAAATGCCTACAGAATATAAAAATTTTAAAATACTAGGAACAGCAGGGTTAACCATTTATGAAACATTGTGTAGCACCACCTCTTTAAGTACTGCTGTAATTTCTACTATTTCTATTTGCAATAGAACTACAACAAACAAACAATATAGACTTGCAATTGTTGATAGTGAAGGCACACCAGCAACTTCAGAATTTATAGCGTTTGATGCTACAGTTGCTCCTAATGATACTTCTTTTATTACTGTAGGACTTGTTTTGAAAAATTTGCAGTTTGTTCGAGTTTCTTCTACGGATAGCAACGTTACATTTTCTGCACATTTTGCGGAGATAACGTAATGGCTGTTTCTAGGTTAAACTTTCCAACATTTTTTAATATGACTTCTACATTTACACCAAATGTTACTGGTGGAACAATTACTACTGTTGGTGGATATAAAATTCATACATTTACTTCCACAGGAACAGACAATTTTGCAATGCTTAGCGCACCTCCAAATCAACAGGTAGAATATTTGGTTGTCGCTGGTGGAGGGGCTGGAGGATCTAGACACGGATCTTCTGGAGGAGGCGCAGGAGGGTATAGATCTGGAACTTTAACTATGAATGCTGGATCATATCTAATAACTGTTGGTCAGGGTGCTGCTGGAACATTCTTCCCACAAAGTCAACCAGCATTAAGAGGGCAAGATTCATCAATATCAAATACAGTTGTTTCTGTTGGTGGTGGAAGGGGGGCAGGTTATAGCGATTGGGGTGGATACCCAGGTGGTTCAGGTGGCGGTGGAGGTAGTTCTGCAAATCATACAGGTGCTGGCGGCGGTGGTGCTGGTGGTGTAGGTGGTAATGCTGGTTCTGCAAATTCTAATGCAGCAGGTGCAGGAATTGTTGGTCAAGGTAATGCTGGTGGAATATCAAGTACCTCATATCCCAACGTAATAGCAGGAACAGGTGGTGCTGGACTTAGTAGTTCAATAACTGGAACCTCTTTTGAACGCGCAGGAGGTGGCGGTGGCGCTGCTTGGAACACCCCATCTGGCCCACGCCCAGGTTCGGCTGGCGGCGGATCTGGTGCTGGCGACAATCAAAGTGGCGGCTCTGCTACAACAAACAGCGGAAGCGGAGGCGGAGGAGGTAATGGGAATCCTTCTGCTGGTGGAAATGGTGGACCAGGAATAGTTGTTTTAAGATATTTAGTTTAATCTGTATATATATTTTCTTCCAAGTATTTTTTCAAAGACGGCTTATTTTTAGCAGAATTAAACCACTTTGTTTTTCTGCTTTCCATATTTTTTAATATTTTTTTAATATATAAAGGATCTATTTGATTGTTAAAGTAAATCTTTTGATCAACTAAATCATATACTGGATAATTCATTCCAACAGATATATAAGATATTCCAGCAAGAGGATCAGGTATATTGCTAAACATTTTTTTATGATGTAAATCAAAAAATCCTACATTCATAGAAGGTTCTAAATTTACCATTTCAGGAGAGAATGTTTTATTCTTTATAGTTTTCCAATATTTTGTATTATCTCTGATAGATAAAGAATAATGCATAGAAACAAATTCTGCAAGGTTGTTGTATATACCTCTTGTTGCAGCATTATAAACATCTCTGTCCCATTGTGTTACATCATCTCTAAGCAAAGATTTTGCTAATTTTGTAATAAACCATTGCGTTGTAAAAAGACCATTACTTTCTAAAGGCTCAATAAATCCAGCAGATAATCCTATGGCTACAACATTTTTTACCCAAGTTCGTTCATGTATTCCAATTTTAAACTTTATGTCTTTAAATTCTAATTTTTCTATATCATTTTTTTCTCTCTTTACAGACATTTTATCAGACATTAAATATTTTTTAAATTCTTCTTTGGCAGTATCTGGATTAACAAATTTATCTGAGTAAACATATCCAGAACCCAAGCGTGACCATAGAGGTATGTTCCAGCACCAACCATTTTCTATAGCGGTACAATTGGTAAAAGGCTCTAACTCTTTTTCTTTATCTATATATGGAATTTGTGTAGCCCAAGCCCTGTTATTGGGAAGCATGTCTTCATAAGAAACAAACTTTTCATCAAGGTATTGGTTTATGAGCAAACTTTTAAATCCAGTACAATCAATAAATAAATCTGCAAATATTTTTTCTTTATCTTCAGATATTAAAAATTCTATTCCTTCATCATTTATTTTTGCATCAATGATATTTTTTTGAATTAATTTAACTCCTCTAGGAATACAATAATTATTTTTTAGCCATTGACCAAAAAGAACAGAATCAAAATGATAAGCAACATCGGTCTTTGGATTAAAGTTTTCAAATTCACCATATTTGTTGGTATCGTATTTATTATTTTCAAACAAAAAAGAATGAGGAAAATAAGACCTAACAAAATCTTGTACTGGAATGTCTGGATAATATGCTTTTAGTTCCATCCAATCATTTAATCCGTTAAAAGTATTGTCTGTATATGGCTTTCTGAAAGGATAGTGAAATGAACCAGAATTAACATCATAAAAATCAGTAAATTTTATGCTCATTTTATATGAAGCGTTAGTAGATCTCATAAAATCTTTTTCATCTATCTCTAGATAATCTCTAAAAAATGTTATATCCGCTAGAGTGCTTTCTCCAACACCAACTATTGGTATGTCTGGACTTTCTACAACAAAAAATTCTTTCTCAGGGAATGTTTTTGATAAAAAAGCAGCAGTCATCCAGCCAGAAGATCCACCACCGACAATAACTATTTTATTTATTTTCATATTATCTTGTCCTTACTATATAAGATTTATAATCTTTGTTATATCCAATACCAAATCTTTTATCAAATTTATATTCTGAAAAAGGACCATTTTTGTCAACATAATGTATAAAAGATTGAATGTGAAAATTTTCCTCTGGAGGAGAAAACATTTCTCTAGAATGCTCTAATTCTATGCCCTTATAAATTACTATATCCCCTGGTTCCATGTTAATTTTTTTTCCATCTATAACAATAGGCCAAGTATATTTTGACTGATCGTAGTTATAATCTAAACAAACGGTAGCAGAAATTTCACAAGATTCTCTATCTGTGTGAGGTTCTAGAATATCTCCAGTTCTATATACTCTATAAAAAGAATATGTTGGAAATAGTTCTAATCCAGTATTTTCTTCTATTACTGGTAACATTTTTAACAACAATGTTTCCATTGCAGAATCTCCATATTTTGCATGAGCATTTGGAACCTGTCCCCCATCAGTTTTGAAGTCTTGTATTTCATCAAATAGAGCATACTGAGAAATAAATTTTATTAATTCTTCAGAAACTATATTTTTTACAAAAACATACTTATTTTTTTTAAAATAATCTACATTGTTCATATTTTACTTTTCCTAAAGTCTATCTTTTATCCATGTAACAATAGAATATTTTGTTCCATCTTTTACTGGATGTGCTATATGTGCATAAGGGTAATTTGATGGAAAAATAATAAGCATTCCTGGTTCTGGTTTAATTTTAATTCCAAAATTTGGAAACTCTATTTCTCCTCCCACATAATCATCATTAAGGTATAAAACAGCAGAAATGGATCTACCAGTAGAAGTGTCACCATCTGAATGGATCTTGTATTCCTGCCCAGATCTATATCTCAGCATATTGTATGGCTCATGATAAAGGTTTAAAACTTTATGTTTTTCTGCATATGGAATTGTTGCGGCTAAAAGCAAGACATAAAACTGATTATGAATATTTTGCATTAACTCATTGTTAGTAATTTTAGCAAAGTCAGTTATTCCAAGGTTGTAATTTGTTCTATATTCCTGACTCTTTCCATGACTTAATGTTTCAGCATAACTCCAAGAAATTCCAGATTCAGGGTTTGCACATTCTTTGTCTACAGCATCAATTGTTTCTTTGCATTCAGGCCAAACGTTTTCAAATATTTCTATACATCCACCAACAATTGAATTTGGATGTAGCGTTCCTGGAAAAAAGTTGTTTATTTCTATTGCCACTTTTCATCCTTTCTAAAGAAAAATTATATCATGTGGTAGTATATCGATATGCCAAGATGGAAGGTAACTGAACAAATTCTTAACTTGTCAAAAGATGGAGAGTTTTTTGACGAGAACTGGATGAATTATGACAGCATATGGCAATACGCACCAGAGCCAATCCCTTGGAATGGAAGCAGACCTATCAGGTTTGAAGATGTAGATCTTTGGGAGGTAATTACAGAAATGAGTGGTCCTATCGGAATCTATGCTGCATATCAACCATATGCTGAATATTATATAGTTACCCAAAACTGGAAAGTAGTTACAGAATTTGAAGGATGGATGGCAAACGAAAGACTTGAGCAATTTTTAATAGAAAGCAATATAGTTTATCCTAAAACTAAAAATTCACCTACCCCTCCTGAACAAAAAAATGTAGAAAAAAAACTTATTATATCAACAGGTATAATAAACGCCAATAAAAAATAGCCAACAATATCGATGCTTTTGATGTTAGAATGATATAATTCTAATATGGCTATAGTTCGTCTTGCTCTATCTAATCCCCCAGCAAGCACAACAACACTACTTCATACAGCAACAAGAAATTCAATTGTTTCTGTAATTGCTACCAACAAGTCGTTATCTACAGCAGCCAATATCTTAATGTGGGTACAGCCACAAGGATCTTCTTCTGAATCTCAGTATGTTTATTTAGCATATGACACAATAATTCCAGTAACAAACTCCTTGGAAACATTCAGATTTCCTTTAAACGTGGGAGATTCTTTATATATAAGTTCTTCTACCGCAAACCTTTCTTTCTCTTTAAATGCCATATACGAGTCAAATGGAACATCAAATATAACAGCATCATCTACCTATCCATCTAATCCAGCAATTGGTGATGTATTTGTAAACACTGCTGGAAACAACGTTCTTTATTGGACAGGATCTGCTTGGGTAAATGGGGTAGCAGATATTTCTCTTTATCCATTTTCTGCCTATCAATCATCTGCTCCAGCATCCCCAGTAACTGGACAAATTTGGATTGATTCAGATGACAACGCTACCTATGTGTGGAGTGGTTCTACATGGATTCCCACCACATCCCCAGGATCTTCCTATCAGTCAGATGCTCCAGTATCTCCAACCCCTAAAGCAGGCCAATTGTGGGTAGATTCAGATACAAGTATTCAGTATGTTTGGACTGGTAGTTCATGGCTTGCTCTTTCTGACCCAGATATGGTTACCCTTACTGGTACACAAACTTTAACTAACAAAACATTAACTTCTCCAACACTAAACTCTCCTCAATTAAATACACCAAATACAACCATTGCGTTAAATCCAAGGGTAGCGTCTTACATAACGGTAATGTCAGACAGAGATAGTTTAGTTGAAATGAATGTTGCTTCATCAAATACCTTTACCGTTCCCTTAAACTCTTCTGTTGCTTTTCCTATAGGGTCAACAATAAACGTAGTTCAAACTGGAGCAGGGCAAACAACTATCACTGCAACTGCTGGGGTAGTCATAAATGCAACCCCAGGACTTAAATTAAGAACTCAATGGTCTACCGCAACTCTCATAAAAAGAAACACAGACACTTGGCTAGCCTTTGGTGATCTCATAGCATGATGATATAATTGAAAAATGTCAGTAAGAATTCAACTTCGTAGAGATACCGCTATAAACTGGACAACAAACGATCCAATCCTTGCAGAAGGAGAATTAGGCTTAGAAATTGATAGCGGTAGGTGGAAGGTTGGAAACGGACTACACGCATGGGACGCACTCCCGTATTCAAACTCAATCTTCTCAGGACCAGCAGTTATTGCAGATAGTAGTTCTGGAACTGCCTTAAGAATTACTCAAACGGGAACAGGAAACGCACTTGTAGTAGAAGATGAAATTAATCCAGACGCAACACATTTCGTAATCAACTCAGATGGATATGTAGGAATTGGAAAAACAGATCCAATAGCGTTACTTGATGTTGACGGTGGATCAAGATTTTCTGGACAAATTACATCAACAGTAGCCACAGGAGCAGCACCAATTGTTGTTGCCTCTACAACATCTGTAACAAATCTTAATGCAGATATGCTTGATGGAAGTCATGCTTCTGACTTTTCTCTAACATCTCATACTCATTCAGGAGACTTTCAACCAGTAGATGGTGATCTGACAGCAATTGCCGCCCTTACTGAAACAGTGGGTCTTCTAAAAAAGACAGCGGCCAATACATGGGCTATTGACGACACAAGTTATCTTAAGGTTACAGACGCATCAACTAACTATCAAGCAAAGGATAATGATTTAACTGCTATTGCTGCTTTAACAGGTACGGCGGGACTGTTAAAAAAGACAAATACAGATACTTGGATACTAGATACAAGCCTATATGCCCTTGACGATAAGGTTGTTCATGACACAATGGACGAAACAATTGGAGGGGCTAAGACATTCACCAATCCATTAACGGTCCAATCAATAGTTACAGCAAACAACTACGACATTGGTTTAACAACTCTTTCGACAGATTCAATTAACTTAAACTTTTCAGGAGAAACTGGACTTTATACAAGGACAGCAGCAGGAGCCATAACATTTACCGCCACGAATTACCGTGCTGGTGCAATTAAGACAGTGAGAATACTTCCTGGGGGATCAACAAGAACGTTGTTTTTCCCTCCGTCATGGGTCTTTGTTGGAAATAAACCAACATCTATATCGGGAAGCACAGTGGGAATTCTTACTGTAACTTCATTTGGAACAACAGAAGCAGATTGTGTGGCTGCTTGGGCGGTACAAGCCTAATGCCTATACACGGTTTTAGGAACATGGCTCTAACTGCTCAACTTCCCAAGCCAGAAGTTTCTGGAGGAACTTTTACTTCTGATGCAACTTATTATTATAGAAAATTTACTTCAGGAGGAACTCTATCTGTAACAAATGGATCTATAAACGTTGATTATTTAATAGGTGCTGGTGGCGGAGGGGGTGGCGGTGGTTCCGCTGGCGGTCAAGGAGGAGGAGGTGCTGGAGGATTAATTATTGGAACCACAACAATATCTGGATCGCATCCTGTAATTATTGGTACTGGTGGTGGACAAAACGTTAACGGCGGGAATACTACTGTTGGGTCTATTCTCTCTGTTACTGGCGGTGGTGCTGGAGGTGCTCCAAGAGGTGACGCTGGCTCTAATGGTGGTTCGGGTGGTGGTTGTGCTGAAACTGCTGGGGGAAACAATGTGGGTGGAACTGGTATTAGCGGTCAAGGAAACAAGGGTGGAGACACGTTTGGTATCTTGAACTCTGGAGGTGGTGGTGGAGGAAAGAGTAGCGCAGGAACCAACTCTGCCAACGACAAGGGAGGAAACGGAGGTTCATCAATAACTTCCTCCTTAAGTGGTGTTTCTACTGCATACGCAGGAGGTGGTGGTGGATCTTCTTACGTTGGAGCAATTGGTACTGGAGGAGGCGCTACCGCTGGGAACGGTGGAAGGGTTGGTGGTGCAGGTGGCAGTGCTTCCGCTAACACTTGCTCAGGAGGCGGTGGAGGCGCTCAAAACGTTGGTGGCTCTGGTGGTTCTGGAATATTTATCATAAGATATTTAAAGTCTGAGGTCGAATAATTTTTTTAAAATGGTATAATTTAAAAAGGTGAATGAGATATGCCAAATCCAGTAGGTACTGCTCCATATGAATCAACGATTGCCACCCTTTCAGACGGGGCATCTATTGTCGAAGCATTTAAGTATTACCACACAGGAGGACTTACAGGATCTATCTTTCCTAACAGTATCCAGTATCACATCCAGTCTATTAACAGCCGCACAGATACCTTAAATGGACAAATAGGCTATACAGGGGTTTCTCCTACACCAGCATCCGTTCATGCACGATTAAGCACTCTCGAAACAACTGTAGGAACAAGCCTTTCTTCTACCTACGTCAAGATGATTCCTTCATCAAATGATAACAGTGCAACTAGAAACTTTATAACTCCTGCCACAAGTGGAATCATCCCCATGACAATTCAAGGAGTCCTTGGGCAAAGCGTCAATCTTCAAGAATGGAGAACTAGCGCTGCCCTCGTTGCAAGGGTAGATCAAACTGGAAAACTTTTCTCTCATGATGGAACATCCATGGCAGAAGTTGTTACGGTAACAGGAACTCAAACACTGACAAACAAAACACTTTCTAATCCAATTCAAACAATTGGGACAAATGCAAGGGTAGCCTCATACGCACTTGTTCTTTCAGATCAAAGCAAAATGATTGAGATAAATTCATCTTCTGCAACCACCTTAGGAGTTCCTTTAGATTCTGCGGTCAACTTTCCAATAGGAACATATATTGTTGTTATGCAAACTGGAGCAGGTCAGATAACATTAGATCCAGGAATAGGAATTGGAATAAGCGTCACCATTAACGCCACCCCAGGTCTAAAAACCAGAACTCAGTGGTCAATGATAAGTCTTATTAAAAGAGGCACAAATCTTTGGGTTGCATCTGGCGACCTTATTGCTTGATGATATAATAAAACTATGGCTAGTGGTCTAACTCCAACATATTTGCTGCCCTACCCACTTCAAACTGATGCGGTAGATGTTGCTGGTGATGCAGAATTACTTGCAGATGCCACTGAGATTGCGTTACTTGCTAAAGCACCCCTATCCTCACCAACTTTTACAGGAACACCAGTAGCCCCAACAGCAGGATCAGACACAAGCACAACACAGGTGGCCACAACACAATTTGTTGTCAATCAGGGATATCTTAAATCATCTCTGGCATCTTCCATTTACTCAACAATAGCCTCACCAACATTTACTGGCATTCCTGTAGCACCAACTGCGACATTGGGAACCGACACTACACAAATTGCAACAACGCAATTCGTTGCAAATGCCTTGGATAATTTTGTTACCTTGCCAAGTCAAACTGGGGCAAATGGTAAATTTATTAAGTCTGATGGGTCTTTAGCATCTTGGGAAACAATAACTACAGCAGATGTTTCTGGATTGACTACGGTAATAGATAATCTTTCTACCACCTACGCTCCACTAAATATTTCAATAAATACTAGACTTACTGGTTACACACTTGATATTTTGGATGCATCAAAACAGATTGAAATGAATGCCACCATCGCAAATGGATTATTAATTCCTACAGATGCTTCTGTTCCATTCCCCATAGGGACTACAATAATTGTAGTACAATTAGGTTCGGGGCAAACAACGATATCCGCTGCTACCCCAGCAACTACTACACTAAGATTTACACCAGGAAATAAATTGCGAACTCAATATTCAACTGCTACACTAGTAAAGAGAGCAATAAATGACTGGATTCTATCGGGAGACTTGATCGCATAATGCCTATTTTAGCCGCAATGATAACAGCAGGAGGAGGAAGATTCGTTCCTCCGCTAACAGTAGCACGATCTGGATTAGGTCTGTCTGCTGGACAGTTTAAGATTACTGATGCCTCATATGCTCAATACAACTATACCCTTGGCGGTTCCGCCACTAGATCTTTAAACATTGTTAGCCTTCCTACCACCCCAGCATCGGGAACTGTTCGGGCAGTAGCACCAAAAGGGGTTACTACAAGTGGCATTATAAACGTTGCAAGAACCCCATATACTTTTCACGCCAGTTACAATCATGCCCTACAATGCGCTAGCCACTGGAGTAGTGGACAATGCGCTGCTTGGGGACCACCAGCAAATCACTTTGCAGGAAACATAAAGAACTCTCCACCAGCAAACTATAGTGATAGTGAAGGCGAATGGTGGAGAATATGGTCATAGAGTTTTATAGGGAATCTCCACAGTACCAGTATCAACAGGCTAAGTATATTTTTTCTATGCTTCTCTTCCCAGACGTTGACAATCAAATATCCAGAGTAAACTGTTCTTTGTCTGATGGGTGGGCCAATCAAGACTTTCCAGATCAAATTACAGAAATGCCAACGTCTAAGGATGATTATAGAATTTCCTTTATTGTAGATGAAGATCCTGAAATTATAATAAAGGATGCTCAAGTAACAATAAGTGGCAAGGGAATGAAAAGCAAAAAGTATAATACATTCGACAATCCAGACAACGTTAGATTTGTTTTTGAAAATACTTTTATGATGGGTAGGTCTCAAGACATTGTATGGAAAGAAGATGGAACTCCAGACACAGAAAGTTCTCCAAGGTTTTATGCAGTTAAGTGCATGTTTGATGAATTTCCAGTAGACAACTTAAATTACGTCATAGATATAATTGGGAATTCAGATGAAATTATTTCATCAGAGTCTGGAACAATAAGCATTGTCGATCCCCCTTGGGTAGCAGGAATAGAAATATAAAACTGTTACCAACATCACTTGTTTTGCTTTTATTTTTACCCTAATCCGTGTTGCGGATATCTCAATAAGTTGGTACAATAATACTTCATTAAAATTGAAAAGGACGGTGTTTATATGTCATTTATTGACGAAAACGGATCAATCTCAGATCCATACAGAAACTTTATTCATGTGAGCAGATACTCACGATGGCTAGAAGATAAAAATAGAAGAGAAACTTGGGTGGAAACTGTAGATCGTTACATGGACTTCATGAAGAATCATCTAGTTAAAAACTACAACTATGACGAAAGCAACATTAAATTTGCTCAAGTTCGTGATGCAATTCTTCATCACAAGGTTATGCCATCTATGCGTAGCATGATGACGGCAGGCCCAGCATTGGACAGAGATCATATTGCTGCATATAACTGTTCATTCATTGCAGTGGACTCACTTCGTGCATTTGATGAAGCCATGTATGTTCTGATGAATGGCACAGGGGTTGGCTTTTCTGTAGAACAGAAATATATCTCTAATCTTCCTGTCATTGCAGAAGAATTGTTCCAAAGCAATACAACCATTGTGGTCGAAGATTCTAAGTTAGGTTGGGCTAAGGCTTACAAAGAGTTGCTTGGTCTTTTGGCAATGGGTCAGATTCCTGAGTGGGATATGTCTAAGGTTCGTCCAGCAGGAGCAAGACTCAAAACATTTGGCGGTAGGGCATCTGGTCCAGAACCGCTACATGACCTTTTCAAGTTCACCGTTGAAACCTTTAGAATTGCAAAGGGTCGCCGTCTTAAGTCAATTGAAGCGCACGACCTTATGTGTAAGATTGGTGAGGTAGTCGTTGTAGGTGGAGTTCGTAGGTCTGCACTAATCTCTCTTTCAAATCTTGATGATTTTGAAATGGCAAAGGCCAAGTCTGGTCAATGGTGGGAACAAGAGGGGCAACGTGCTCTAGCAAACAACTCAGCAGTATATAACTCAAAACCAAATACCGCTCAGTTCCTCCGTGAATGGAGAAACCTTTATGAGTCAAAATCTGGGGAACGAGGTATCTATAATCTAGATGCTGTTCGTAAGCATATTGATAAGTTTGGTAGAAGGGATTCAAGCAAGGTTGCGGGAACAAATCCCTGTGGAGAGATACTGTTGCGTGCTAATCAGTTCTGTAATCTTACAGAGGTTGTTATTGACGCAGAAGATACGAAGGAAACCCTTGAGCAGAAGATTCGTATAGCATCAATTCTTGGAACTTGGCAATCAAGCCTAACAAACTTTAAGTATATTCGTAAATCATGGAAAGCCAACTCAGAAGAAGAGCGCCTCCTTGGAGTATCTTTAACTGGCATCTTTGGGAATACTCTAACTGGAACCGTACATGATGGACTTGCTGAAATGCTTGATGAATTGAGAGAGTTTGCAGTAGAAACAAATGTTTCTGAAGCAGACATTCTTGGTATTGAACATTCTGTTTCCGTCACTACAGTTAAGCCATCTGGGACAGTTTCTCAACTAACAGGTGTTTCCAGTGGAATTCACCCATGGTATTCAAAGCATTACATTCGTTCTGTTCGCGCAGACAATAAAGATCCTTTGACACAATTCCTCAAAGAGTTTGGTGTTCCAAGTGAGCCAGACGTAATGAAGCCAGATGTAACCACTGTGTTTTATTTTCCAATCAAGGCTCCAGAAGGTGCAACAGTGACAAAGGATTTGTCTGCAATAGAGCATTTAGAGGTCTGGAAGGTATACAGAACTCATTGGACAGAGCACAATCCATCTGTAACTATTAACGTTGCAGAGGATGAGTGGCTTGATGTTGGTGCTTGGGTATTTAACAACTTTGATTCTATTGGAGGAGTATCCTTCCTACCGCTCTCAGAACATTCTTACAAGCAGGCTCCATATCAAGAAGTTAGTGAGGAAGAGTATGAGGTCGCACTAGCCGCAATGCCAAAGAGAATTCCTTGGGAGTCTTTACCACTCTACGAACTAGAAGACACAACAACAGGATCGCAAGAACTTGCATGTGTATCTGGAATTTGTGAAGTGGTGGACCTAGTATCCGCATAAGTAGGTCGGTTAGCGGGAGGAGTGGTCAAATAGGCTGCTCCTCCTTGCTATAATAGATGATATGGCTACTTCTGGAAATCAATACGCTGATAAAGTTTTTTCAGAGCATCCTATTGCTCTTTGGTCACTTGATGAAGACTTGTATTACATATCCTTAATAGATGATAACGATAGATTGTTTTCAAATTGGACTTTATCTAATTGCACATATAGCAACTCTCCATCACTACCAGATTCCCCATCCCCATTTGATAGCGACATATATTCATCTCTTACAGCAACATCAACTTCTCCGTCATTGATAGAGGCAGAAAGTTCTAATACTTTTGACCCTTCAATGATTAATTCTGAAAAAAACACCTTTTGTGTTAACTTCTTCATGTATCAAAAACCAACATATATTAATTGGATTAAGGTTGGATACAGATACTTAGATGCCTTAGGAGTTAGTCAAGAAGTTCTTTCTGACGAAATTCCTGCACCACAAACAGAATCTTGGGTCAACTTTAACAATGTCTATGAACTTCCCACAAGTTGGTCGGGAAGTATTAAGTTAGTTATTCAAGTTAACTTTGATGATAGTTCGGGTGGGGATGATTCATCAAGAACCTTGATAATGAATGGTTTATCCGTTGGACAAGGATCAGAAACAACGTGTTATTCAAGCCTTGGAGATATTCAGATACCTTTGCCCGAATCCTTGGGAATATCTGGAGTCAGCGCCATCTCAGCAGATCAATACGGAATTCTTTCTGATAATGGATATTACTTAGCAAGAAACAATTCTTTGCTTGCTCACAACGATGGATTTCCTATTATTTATGGAACGGATCATTCTACAAAAATTTATCCGTCTAATGTTAACCTTCCATCATTTGTTTTTCCTGGAAAAGGAATGCTTCATGAAAAGGGAAGAAATAAGCAGTACACATTAGAGATGTGGATAAAGATAGATGTTTCCACGAATACAGCGAGAAGAATTGTTGGGCCATTAGGAAATACAGACGGATTATACGTTAAAGAAGGGTTTTTAACTCTAGTTGTTGGGGATCAAATTTCATCTCATTGTGTTTCTGAATGGTATAGACCAATGCTGATTCATTTGATAATTAAAGAAAATAATATTGTATTTTTTGTAAATGGAGAAGAAGTCATCAACATCCCCTTTGACAGGGCAACGGCAGATCTTTCAAATGAAGCAGATTGGTGGGGAGTGTATTCATACCCATCAATAAGCATGTTTCATATTGACTGCATATCCATATACCCCTACAGCGTATCTAATTTGGTAGCAAAGCGTAGATTTGTTTATGGTCAAGGAACTCCTTCGATTCAATCAATAGACAATTCATTTAAGGGAACCCCCACAACAATAGACTTTTCTACCGCAGAGTACTCTTCAAATGTAATCTATCCAGATTTTGGTAGATGGGATGCAGGATACTTTAATAACTTAAACGCAACAAAAAATTATTTATCTGTTCCAAATTACGAACTTCCAATTATAAATATAGGAGGCAGAGATGTTGGAGAATGGTATTCAGATAACTATATCGTTAATACATTAGAGTATCCAGATTCACCTCATCCAAAATTCATTACCTTTAGACCAAATATATCTTATGATATTGAGGGAGATCCGTATTGGGATGTAAATGCGCCAAACTACACAAGTCCATCTTATTTAAACTTTCAATCACTTAACATTTTAAATGATGCTATGGCATCGGTCTATGGAATTTTTGAAGTAGAAAGCAACATTGAAGAATCAAGAACTTTGATGAGTTTTGCTAATATTACCAATGGAGAAACTTTTGACATTAATGTTGAGGGAGATGAAGTCAAGTATTCTATAAATGGAGATGTGTTTTATTCAGAATCAATTATTATTGGAATGGAAACCCTTGTTGGAATAAATTTTGAGGGAGTTGGAATAGAATTTGGGTATAACGTATCTAGATTCTTTTCATCTCCATCATCCGTTCAACTATATATCGGTGGTAATGGAATAAACACTTTCGAGGGAAAGATTTATGTAGTTGGGTTTTGCAATCAAACAAATTATGAAAAAATTTCAGAAAACTTTAATTTAAATGGAATAGCAAAGAAAGATAATTATGAAATTCTAGTTGATCACTTTGCAAGTTATACACTCATGCCAGAGTATGAATACAGTAGGATGTATTTAGACATTTCTGTTTCATCAGAATGGGAAGAATACTTTCCTCTTACATACTTTGCTAGTTATGTAAAAGATGAAAACGGAAACCCGTATTATGATTTAGATATGTTGCAGATAAATTTGGGATACGCATCTACAGAAACTCAAGACGTTTGGAACTATCTACAATTAGAGCAAGGTTATGATGGACAAACATATCAGGATCTAAAAGATTCAATTTACTCTAATTACTTTAATTTAAAAAAGAATAATACCACTGGAGGCACGGTAAACGTAACTTCATCTCTAAAGGGATACTTAACGTTTCAATCTCTTGCTGAAGGAGCAAATTCTCCTCTATCTAACTTTATATACGAAAAAGGATTGACGGAATCATTTGTCATTGATCCAGATCTTGAAAACACATCAATTCTTCCAGAAAAGGCTTATCAAACAAAGTTTTTGTTTAAGGATAACGTTATTGTTTATCCACCAAAGGCAAAAAGTTTTGAGGATTATGCTATGGTAGCGCACCTTCAGATTAATCAAAGGTCAATATTAAAGAATCCATTAAAAATTAAAAGTTTTGAGATAAGTTCTAAAAACTTGAATTATCCATCTAATTCAGGAGATGAGTCTCAGAGGAATTACATAGGAACTAAATTTGGAACTAATATTTACACAGAAATTGATGTATTTAATGAAATTGATTACAAGAGCAAGAACCCTTACATAATCTATAAAACAAGTACGCCTTATATTTATACTACAAAGAAATCTGGAATACAGTTAGTTAATAGAGGATCTATAACCTCTCCAACAACAATTAAAGAATATAGGGCAGCAATTCCAGTAAACGCAAATGGATCATACAACTACAATGTATCTGCTGTAAATTTTATCGTTATGGGTAATTTGCCAGACGTAAATGATGAGATCCCCCTCCTTAATATAAATCATAAAGGCGGGATAGTTTCTTTAATTTTAAATAAAACTGAAAACGGAACACTTATAAAAGCATACAACAAAAGCCCAGAGACAGTAATTGATGGAGGATTGTCTTCAACAGAAAGTTATGCGGATACATGGGACGCAGAATATTCAGATAGTCTAACAACCTTTATTGTAAACGTCACTGCTGGATCAATCAATCCTACAGAAACCCTGACCCCATACACGGAGATTAGTGGTGTTAACTTCTATCAAAACGGTAAGTATGTTAAAACTCCCTACATCAGAAACAATGAATGGAATTCCATAGCCATTTCCTTCGATGACAGCCTTGACTTTGGGGAATTTTACGAAGGATCAATAGATTTATTTGGTGGATTTGTGTTTAATAATATATCTTATTATCTAGAAGAAGGTCTTGATGCTAAAATTGATCTAAACATAAGAACGTGGGATGGGGTTCTTAATCAAGATTATGATGGCATCCCCGTAACACCAGAAAACACTTGGTCGTACTGGTCTGCATTAGAGAATACATGGCAAACCGTTTACATACTTGGAAAGTCCTCATCATATATTAGTAGTCCAATAGACATATACAAGGCATATACGGGAACCAATAGAAGTATTGTTGATGATGGTTATGGTATGCAACTACAACAAAGGGATACCGCTATAATTACGGATGTATCTTGGTTATCCTATACAGATAAACCTGCATAATCTGGTACAATAGTGGTTATGGGAAAAGCAAAATACTATAATCATGGTAAATTAGGCAAGGGTAAGTTGTCCGTTGTCGATATTGGAGTGGCACAGCGCAATGCAGTGGGCTTTGAGTGGGGGCTTTACTTCTGGAGGTTGCCCAGTGGACACTTATTTAAGAACGAAGATGGCGATCCATTAAACATCCCATCAGTTAAGGGAGATGTGGGTCAGATTTCAAAGATACGCACTGCCGCAGCACACTTGGGTCATCCAGAGGGAGAACCTTGGTTTTATGCTGGTATCAATCGTGCAACTGATGAAGAATATGCGGAACAGGTGGATAGACTTAACTCAGGGTTGATCCCTTCATTAAATGACATTGGTGCAGTTGCTGCTGCCAAGAAATCACTAGAGATTTACGGAGACGTTGACTAATGGAAAAGCAAGAGATTTTAATTAATGCAAGTATGGCCACTCAAATCATTGAAAATGAATGGGCTAACTCAGATCCATTTGCAAAGACTTGGGACGATCTCACAAATCTTGAAGGTCTTGAAAAGAATTTTAAGCGCAGGGTAGCCCGACTAGAAAAGGCTGCTGCTCCTCCAGGAATGTCAGACGCTCTTGGAAGAGGTTCTAATGGTGTCACGGTAAACAATGTTCCAAGAGATGCAGATGGACAAATCTCTAGAAGATACTTGAGTGACTCTAAAGCAGTGGGACAGAATACAGACAGAACCGTAGGATCTAAAAAGATAAATCCAGGTCAAGTTTATCGTAATGGGTATGGAATCTTTGATCTTATAACTCCACCATACAACCTTTATGAACTTTCTGCGTACTACGACACATCTTTTGCTAATCACGCAGCGATTGATGCAAAGGTATCTAATACCGTTGGCCTTGGATATAAGTTTGATATGACTCCTTCAACCTTAATGAAATTAGAGTCTATGGAAGATGAAAGGAAAAAGGCTAACACCAAGAGAAGAATTGAGAAGTTAAAAATTCAATTAGATACTTGGGTAGATGAACTTAATGATGAAGAAAGTCTTACAAAAATTCTTGAAAAAGTTGTAACTGATATGCAAGCAACTGGAAACGGATACATTGAAGTAGGTCGTACTGTCGCAGGAGATATTGGATACGTTGGGCATATTCCCTCAACAACCATGAGAGTTAGACGCTTGCATGATGGATATGTTCAGATTATTGCTGGAACTATTACTTATTTTAGAAATTTTGCAGCAACAAACGCTAACCCAGTGACTACAGATCCTAGACCAAACGAGGTAATCCATCTAAAGGAATACTCCCCTCTAAACACATTCTATGGTGTACCAGATATTATTGCAGCAATGACTTCGTTGCAGGGTGATCAGATGGCTCAGAGATATAACATTGATTACTTTGAGAACAAAGCCGTTCCTCGTTACATTATTACGGTTAAAGGAGCGAAGTTAACGCCTGAGGCAGAAGATAAGTTGTTTAGATTCTTCCAAACTGGATTAAAGGGTCAGTCCCATAGAACCCTCTATATTCCTCTGCCAGGAGATTCTGAAGGTAGCAAGATAGAATTTGAAATGCACGCTGTGGAAAATGGAGTTCAAGAAGCATCCTTTGATAAGTATCGTGCAAGGAACCGTGACGACATTCTTATGGCACATCAAGTGCCTTTATCTAAATTGGGTGGAATCGATAATGCATCACTCTCTGCGTCCATGACACAGGATCGTACATTCCGCGATCAAGTGGCAAAGCCTTTGCAAGAATATGTTGCTAAAGCAATGAATAAGGTTATTAAAGAAAAAACAGATGTTGTAGAACTTCACTTTCATCAAGTCAGCCTTACTGACGAAATTGCAGAGTCTCAGATACTTGAAAGGTATGTTAAGAATCAGATTCTTGTTCCTAACGAGGCTAGAGAAAAGATTGGAATGCCTCAAAGAGATGGGGCAGATCAACCACTAGAACTCAATCCAAGACAGGCTGCCGATGCCAAGGGAAATATGGCAGGTAACAAGGAAAGAGATTCTGAAAGAGCAAACAATCAGTCTGATGGACCCGCTGCAATTGAGGGAAGAAACCCACAAGGCGCTGGACCAAAAACGTCTTGATAACAATTTAATAAAAGTTTGATATAATGGAAACTAATATGGAAATAAATAAGGCACATTGGTCTACAAAGGATTCTCATATTAGCCTTTCTATGCCAATAAACAAGGTAGACAAAGAACGCAGAATTGTGTCTGGATTTGCCACGTTGGATAACCTTGATCGTCAAGGAGATGTTGTTCCTAAAGAAGCAAGCGTCAAGGCTTTTGAAAGTTTTCGTGGAAACATTCGTGAAATGCATCAACCAATTGCTGTTGGCAAGGTAGTTTCTTTTAAAGAAGATACTTTTTTTGATGAAAGTTCAAAAAAGTTTTATAACGGAATCTACGTTTCTGCCTATGTTAGCAAGGGCGCACAGGACACATGGGAAAAGGTTCTTGACGGAACACTCACTGGATTCTCTATTGGCGGAGAAATTCATGATGCAGAAGATGTTTATGATGAGAATATGGGAAAGGCTTATCAAGTAATTAAAGATTATAGCCTTAGTGAACTGTCTCTTGTAGACAATCCTGCAAATCAGTTTGCAAATGTACTTAGTGTGGAAAAGGTCAATGGGGAGAAGCAACTACAGGGATACCTTTCAAAAGCCACAATCGAAAATGTTTTTTGGTGCAGGAAAGATGACATTATTACAATGGATCTTGAGTCAAATAAATCTTGCCCTCAGTGTGAAAAGTCAATGACAAATATTGGATTTGTTGAATCAAATGATAATGAAAAAGCCTCTGTTGTTAAGGGAATGATTTCAGTCATAAAAAAGAATGAAATTCAAAAAGACATTGAGGCTGGATCTTACGTCAAGTTTGATGACGGCTATGGCCGCGTACAACAAGTAATTTTGCATGGTGGAGCAAAGTTGTCTACAGAAGAAATGGTCATTATGGCTAAATCAGATGATCCAGTTGTAGTAATTAAGGCTTATTCACAAATAGACGGTACAATAGTACCTACAAATCGTCGCGTTATTAAAAACATTTCTTCATTAGAAAAGGTTAATGCGATTAGTAAATCAGAGGTAAAGGAGGTAAGCAAGATGGACTTAGACATTGTTGTTGTAGATGAAATTGAAAAGAGTATGGACATGGATGAAGAACAAATTAATCCAGATCCTACCGCTCTACCTGTCGTTGAAGAAACCACTAAGGCAAAAGAGCCTGAGGTTGAAAAGGCAGTAGAAATTGAAATTGAAGAAGAAGATGAAGAGGATGATGAAATGGAAGAGGAAGTTGATAAGTTTGCGGGAAGCGTAACAGACGCAGAAGCAGGCGGAGCAGCATCTTCCGTGAATACACGAAAGTCTGACGAGGTAGTTGATACTACTTCTAAGGTTCTCGGAGATATTGCAGAATCTCTCACATCTACACTTTCCACTCTTGCAGAGACAGTAAAGGCTCTTGATGCCAAGATTGAAGGCATTAACAAAGCGGTTGCTGGAATTAGCAATGAGGTAAATGAAGTAAAAGATAAGTTTGGAAAGCGTGTGGACGCAGTGGAAAAGGACACCGCTTTCCGTAAGTCTGCTGATCTTGGCGAGATCTTGCAGGAAGAAACAGTAATACAAAAGTCAGTTGATTCTGGCTGGGGCGGTCGTTTCCTCACAAATGCCGACCTATTTTAAAAAGAAAGATATTTCAGGAGGTGAAAGTCAAATGACAGAAGAAATTAATAAGAATCAGCCCAGTGAAACAAGCGAGTACGGCGATCCAAACCCAGGTTTATACCAAGGGCAAGGGGCCGTGGCTAACCTTGGAATTGGTGGTACTGATCCAGTAGTTGGTGGAGATGCTTACGGAACAGCAGGCAACATCCCCAACGCCCTAATGGGTTCTACTGATGGACCAAATGCAGTTAACCCTGTAGGTGCTCCAGGTGGAATTCTAAATCCCGAACAGGCTCGTAGATTTATCGATTATGTTTGGGACGCAACAGTTCTCGCCCAAGATGGTCGTAGAGTTACAATGCGTGCAAACACGATTGAACTTGAAAAGGTCAACGTTGGAGAGCGTGTTATTCGCGCTGCTTCACAAGCACTTGGCGAGTACACAAACGCTGGTGCAACATTCACAAAGGTAGAACTTACCACAAAGAAGATCCGTCTAGACTGGGAGGTTTCAACAGAAGCGCTTGAAGATAATATCGAAGGCTCTGCTCTTGAAGACCACCTAGTTCGTTTAATGACGAATGCTTTTGGTAATGACCTTGAGGATCTTGCTATCAACGGTGACGGTGGACTTGATCCATTCCTTGGCATCATGAACGGCTTTGCTAATCAGGTTAAGACAACTGGGGACGCACATGAGGCTGTTGTAGATACAAGTAATGGTTGGACACCAGCAGTAATGCAGGAAGTTGTTTACGCTCTTCCTCGCAAGTACCGCGCAATTAAGTCAGGTCTCAAGTTCTATGCAGGTACAGATGTTTTTGCTAACATCGTTGCCAGCAACGGAACACTTGGAGATGCTATTGCAGAGGCATTCCGTACACAGGATTACCGCAATGCATACCTTGGTGGATCAGGACAGACATTCGGTGGTGCTCGTACAACCAGAGTTCTTGGTATTGACGTACAGGAAGTTCCTTACTACCCAGCCAATTTCCTAGATCTCACATTCCCACAGAACCGCGTTTGGGGCTTCCAGCGCGATATCACTGTGAACCGTGAATACAAGCCAAAGAAGGATACTATTGAGTACACCATCTTTGTCCGTTTCGGAATCACATGGGAAGAGTTGGACGCAGTTGCATTCGTTGATGCAACACCAGTTGTTTCCTAATCGAAAACAATGATTAATGGGGGGGTGGTCTTTCGAGACCACTCCCCTAAATCATATTCTGATATAATTACATCAAAAGGAAAGGTATAAATATGTCAGAAGAAGTTAGTGCATCTAAAGCAAGAAAAACTAGGGCAACCACTAAGGTTGCTGAAAAGTCTTCAGTGGTAGAAAGTGTTGCTATAGTTTCAGAAGAGACTCCAACCGTAAATGACGATGGCCAAAAGGTTATCACTGGAGCAAAAAAAACAAAGGCTCCAAGATCTTCAAATCTTCAAGGCAAGGAAGATAATACCCTTGCATCACGAACCGCAGATCATTCTTTAAATAAAAAAGTTGATACAACAAGCAACATACCAGAAAGCGACGAGAAAGTTGCCCTATGGTCAGATAAGAATATTCGTTGGACAGGCGTAGGAACACTTTCTAAGGGATATAATATTGTAACCAAGGAGGCTGCCGAAAAGTGGTTAGAGAAGTCTGGAATCAGAAACGCTTCTCCAGAAGAAGTTGCCACATACTACGGTAAATAATAAATGGAAATTACACGACAGCAACCATTCCCGCTAGTCTTTTCTCAAGGTGAACTTGATCCCAGCACTAATTACATAGTGACATTTTATGATGATCACAATCTTGCTTTTTATGGAGTAGAATCAATAACTGATTCAGAAGGATTTTTATCATTTGAATTACCAGTTTATTTTTCAAAATATGACGAAGAATATAGCGTAGAAATACATCTGGTTAACGGATATGACATAGATGGACTTCCGATTCAAGGAAATCTTGTTCTAGTAGATACTTTGACTATCATGCGTCCATATGTAGATCCTAATCTTTTTGCAGAAACCACAGAAGATCTTGATGAGGCAAAGATGTACGAGTCAGTATCCCGCGCCATGATCAACTCCATCACTGGAGGATTTATGTACAAGAGAGATACCGTAGAGACTGTAGGGCTTGGTAATGATTTTTTATCAATTCCATTTAGACTTTGTAGAATTGTTAAGGTATACGAAAACAATGTTCTCATCTATGACATAGAGCCTACGGACCCAACATGGACTAACGTAAGAGAGTACTCCATTAGTCCAGATAGGGGCGCTATAACCGTTGTAATGGGTTCTGGGGCATACAACAGACTTCAGTCTCAACCAGTACAAAGACAAAAGCCTGCATCAGACTCGTTTACCCTATACAACACTAACGATTCCCCAAACTACATTGATACCCCATATGACACAAAGAACTTTTCTCAATCAACTGGAGGTAGTCCAATGTTCCCTAATGGTTGGGATTATGTGGTTATTGTAGAGACTGGATGGCCTGTAATACCTCAGGACATTAAGCAAGCATCGATGCTTATCATTAATGATCTTAAATGTAATAATATTCCTTACATCAACTCTTATATTAAAAACTACAAGAGTGATCAGTTTACACTTGCATTTGATGATAGAGTTTTCAAAGATACTGGAAACAGGATTGCAGATAAAATTCTTTCTTCATACGTCAGGCCAATTTATCGCCTAGGAGTGCTATAAGTGGCTGGCTTATTTGGAACAAATGTTTGCTCAAGTTTATTTTTCCAAATGCAGTGTGATATTTATTATGCAACAGAAAGTCAGGATCAGTACGGAAAGATAGATAAATCATGGGGTATTGATTCAACATCCCCTTGTTCCTTTTATACTATTGGTGACAAAAGCAATGACGACAACTTCTCTTTTGAAGATAAAAAGTTTTACAAATTGGAAACAATGCTGTATGGTAGATTTCAAAAAGATCCAAGAAAGGGTTCTGATGGATCTTTGCACCCACTTTCCCATGTTCTTGTAACAAATATTCGTGGATCAAATTGCAATGACGAAACATTTTTTATTGAAACTAATGGAAACTATGAAGGAAAGCCAACAATTTTTGAAATTAAAACGTGTCAACCGTTTGTTGGACCGTTTGGAACGGTAGAGTATTACAAGATTCAACTAGAAAGATCTGATACTCAGGAGTTGAATGACCTTGTTGCGTGTTAAGATTGACTCCAAGGAGATTAATAAAATTGTTAACAACGCTGTCTCTTATTCTTACGGATTCTTGCAAGGTACAGATATAGATCAAATACTCTTTAATCAAAAACTTGCAGAGTTTACAAAAGAAGCATTAGAAAAGTACATTGACAGTAAGGCTAGAATGAATCCAGAAGAACTTCATCATGTTTATGAATGGAATAAAGCAGGAAGTCCTTCAGCCAGATTATTTGAAATAACTCCAAAAGCAAGTAAAAGAGTTATCAGTTTCACAGGAAAATTCTTATCATCAAAAAGCGTTTCAGATGAATCAACAGAACCTTTTGTCAATAAAGCAAATATTATGGAAAATGCTATAGCCATAACAATAGAACCAAACAATGCCGATGTTCTTGCATTTACCGTTGACGGAGAAACTGTTTTTTCCGCAACATCAATTTACATTGCAAATCCAGGTGGGGATGAAGTTGCAGGTAGTTTTGGAAGAACGGTAGAACAATTTTTCTTAGAATATTTTACAAACGGACTTCTTAATCCCTTTTTGAAAAAATTTGCAATAGCAAGCGAGTACACTCAGTCATTCCCCGCTGGAACAAAGACAGGTTTTTCCGCTGGAATACAGGCTGGTAAAAGATATATTAACCCAATAAGGATGACAACAGAATGACATTTGCAAACTTAACTCTACCAGTGTTAACCGTTAATGGATACCTTTGGTCAGTTATGAAATCCCTTGAACCAACTTTCCAAAAACAATATGGAAACACAACTCCATTCTTCCCAATAAGCGATTCCGCAAGTGGCAACAAGTCTTGGGACAACAAGCCCTATGTTATTTATGACAGAATGCTAAAGATGACAGGATCTGCGTTTTACCCAATAAAGAAAGAGCATATCATGTATGCTGTCAAAGGAAAAGAAGAACAGACCCTAGAGTGGTCGATGGCTATTCAATATATATTAGACCGTCAAGATGATGCTGCTCAGGATATCAACTCTTGGAATGCTTCTCAAGAAAGCCCTTCTAATGTATATTTCCATTATATGAGAGTATTCCAGACTGGAGGCTCTGTGTCAAGGGATTTTAGCAATAGACCTTATTATATTACAGAGTTTGTTGTAGAGGCAGAATATCATCTAACAGACTCTATTGAGTCAATCCTGTCAAACATATAATAAAAAGGAAGTATAATTAGACTTGAGGAAACACGCCTAAAATTCTATAAGAAAAAAGAGGTGAAAATATATGGCTTATACCAGAGGTAATTCAAAGCAGATAATCGTAGGCGCAGCAGCGCTTTTCGTTAGCAAGACTGCTGCTTTTGATCCAGAAAACATTAGTCCAGCACTACCAGATTTCACAAGTGCAACTTACCGCGATACCCTTCAGGACGCAACATCAGTTGTTCGTAACGTAGGTTACACAATGAATGGTCTAGAACTACAGTTCCAGCCAGATTTCGGTGAGGTACAGGTCGATCAGATTCTTGACGTTGCTAAATTGTACAAGCAGGGTATGCAGGTTAACCTAAATACCGCTTTTGCAGAGGCAACCCTAGAGAACCTTCTCGTAGCAATTGCTGCTAACTCCAATGATTACGATCAGGATGTTAAAATGCAAAACCCAATGAAGTCAGGAACAACAGGATCTTTTGCTGACGTTCTTGAACTCAAGTCAGGTGACATTGGTGAATGCCCAGTAGAGCGTGGTCTTGTTGCAATTGGTCCAGGTACAGGTGACTGTGCTCCAACAACTGCAATTGAACGTATTTACGTTGCATACCGTGCTTTATCAATTGAGAATGTTACAGTTTCTGCAAAGCGTGACGAGGCTTCAATGTTTGAAGTTTCATTCCGTTTGCTTCCAGCAGATAACGGTTCATACGGAAAGATTGTTGACCGTCTAGTTCTCGTATCATAATTAAATAAAAATTTAATAGGGGATTGCCTCGTCGCTATTGCGACGGGGCTTTTCTCATGATATAATTTACTGAATAAACCAGTGAAAGGGTAAATAATGGCTACATCAGTATACGAAACGGTTACACTAGAACTTATGGACGGCACAAAAATTGAGATGCGCCCATTAAAGATTTCGCTATTAAGAGAATTTATGAAGAAGTTCGACACAGTTATTGAGGTTGCCACAAGCAACGTTGACTCAATGGATGTTTTGGTAGATTGCGCTATGATCGCAATGAAGCAGTATAAGCCAGAATTTTCTGAAGACAGGTCTGTTTTTGAAGATCTTGCAGATATTAAAATGGTTTATAAGATTATCGAAATCGCCTCTGGAATTAAGTTGGACGCAGAGGGAAACGATCTAGCGGCGGGTCTACCTGGAACGATCTAGACCTTGCCAAGATAGAGTCAGAGATATTCCTTCTTGGAAACTGGAAAGACTTTGAAGATTTAGAAAATAGTTTGTCTATGCCAGAAATTGTTGCTACACTAAGTGCTTCTAGAGATCTACAGCACAATAATCAAAAGTTTTTGGCAGCAATCCAAGGTGTAGATCTTGATAATAATTCAGGGTCTGGTGGACAAAAAGAATGGGAAGATCTTAAGTCTAGAGTGTTTAGTGGTGGTCAAGCAGGAGATTCAGACGACATTCTTTCTTTACAAGGACAAAACGCAGCATCTGCTGGATTTGGAATCGGAGCGGGTCTAGAATATTCAGATCTTAAAGGAGAACAACCTAAAAATCCGTTCGGCTGATGATATAATAGATTTGGTGATTACTAATGGCAGATGTTAATGCAAATATTAATGTAAACATAAACTCTTCTGCTGCCCTTGCTGGACTAAAAAGACTTGAGCAACAAATTGAGTCCTTTCAAAGATCAGTATCAGGCAGCAATGCATCTGCTGCTGCTCAACAAAATGCACTTAATCGCTCCCTTTTACAAGGAATAAATAACACTGGTCTTTTTACTGCAAAGCAAATTTCTGCGGTTGACTCAGTAGGTAAATTTACCAACTCTCTTGAAAAAAATAAACTAAGTCTTGGAGAATACAGTAGATATGCTGGATCTCAACTTCCTGGATTAAGTAAGGTTTTCAAAAGAGAATTTAATACAATGCAGGCTGTCGCGGTAGACAGAGTAAAATCTATCAATAGCCAGTACCTCGCACTTGGGAAAACAGTAGATGGAGTAACTTCTGCTATTAAGTCAACTCCCACAGGACTTTCAAAAGGCTATTCTACCGACATGGCGATTGCCACCCAACGCCAACAAATGTTTAATAAATTAATTGATGGTGGTTCAACAAAACTTCTTAACTGGGGTAAGAATACACAGTGGGCTGGTCGTCAACTTATGGTTGGTTTTACTATTCCACTTACAGTTTTCGCCACTGTAGCAGCAAAAACATTTAAAGACATTGAAGAGCAAGCAATTAACTTTAAAAAAGTTTATGGCGACATATTTACTACTGATGCAGAAGTAGAGGAAAACCTAGAGGCAGTAAAACAACTTTCTCTTGAAATGACAAAGTATGGTATTGCTGTAAAAGATACAATGGCGCTAGCAAGCATCGCTGCTCAATCTGGTTTGAGAACTGCCGATATGTTGGCTGCAACAAATGAAGCCACCAGACTCGCTACCTTGGGTCAGATGGAGCAGACAGAAGCAATGAAAACTGTTATCTCTATGCAAACGGCATTTGGTCAGTCAAATGAAGAACTTTCCGAATCGGTAAACTTTCTAAACATTATTGAAAACCAAACTGTTCTTAGTTTGCAAGACGTTGCAGGAGCAATACCAAGAGTTGCCCCAGTTATTAAGGGTATGGGTGGAGATGTTAAGGATCTTGCAATCCTGCTTGTTGCAATGAAGGAGGGTGGGGTAAGTGCAGCAGAAGGCGCAAACGCACTCAAGAACTCTCTTGCTCGTTTAATTACTCCCACATCTGCTGCATCAGGAATGGCAGAAAAATTTGGTATTAATCTTGAAGGAATTGTTGAAAGAAATAACGGAAAAGTTCTTCCAATGGTCAGAGAACTTGCAAAGGAAATGGAAAGTCTTGGAGGACTTGATCAGCAAAAACTTTTAAGTACAATTTTTGGTAAATTCCAATATGCAAGAATTGGTGCTTTGATGAACAACATTAGGGACGATAGTTCTCAAGCGGCAAGAGCAATGGACCTCATGGGAATGTCTACTGAAGATCTTGCCAGAACAGCGGAAGATGAGTTGTCGGTAGTTGAGAACTCCATTTCAACAAAATTCACTGCGGCATTAGAACAAGCAAAACTATCAATAGCACCCCTTGGAGAAGCATTTCTTAGAGTTGCCACACCAGTGGTAGAGATGGTTTCTAAGATTGCCAATGCCTTTAGTGATTTGCCAGAACCAGTTAAAAATGCCATGGGTATGGCAGTGATTGCTATTGGTGGAATTGCTCCAGTACTTCTTATGGGTATTGGTCTTATGGGTAACCTTATTGCAAACGTTATAAAAGGAATTCAGCAGTTTAGAAAGTTTGCAGCCACTATAAAGGGTGATTCTTCAGCATTTCAATACATGGCGAAGGCAGAACTTGAGGCGCTAGCAGCATCAGAGGCTTTGGAAGCAAACACAATGAGCCTTACTGGAAAACTTCAATTGCAGGCTGGAGCCGTTCGCGCACTAAGTACGGAGTATCAGAGGTTTGCAAGCGCAGCAGGGATAGCCTCAGGAGCCATGAGATCGATCCCAGTGGCCACAGGAGCGGCAGGTAGGGGAAAGCCACCCCTCAAGATGGCTCGCGGCGGAGTCGTTCCAGGAAGTGGATCAGGAGACAAGATTCCAGCACTTCTTGAACCAGGAGAAACAGTAATTACAAAAAAGGCTTCTCAGAGATTTGGTCCAGTAATTGCAGCAATGAATGCTGGAAACCTTCCTGGGTATCAGGGTGGACTTAATCTTCCAAACGTTAGCATTCCAAGTTCAGCATCATTTAGAAAAGGATCAACTCAAGGAATTGAAGCATTCTTTAAATCAATTCAAGGATTGAGTGGGGCATCAGAAGCAGCAACCAAAGTCTTGACCAATCTTTCAGTAGAAGGTGGAAAGATTAATGCTAAAGCATTTAAAGAGGCTATGGTTGCAGAGGGGATGGTTCCACAACTTCCAACTGGTCGTGCTGCTGCTCACCTAACAAGCAGAAAAGATCTTTCTGAATCAGGAAAGTCATTCCTAGAAAGTAGAACTGGTAGAGGAGAAGGCGGTAAGTCTGTAACTGCACAAAGATTGCTTTCCGTTGCAAATGATCCAGAAACTGCTGGATTTGTTAAAGAGTATAGTGGCCTTACCGCAGACCTTTCTCAAACCTTAAATACACAATTACAAACTGGAGCAGCAGTTTCCGACTTTAACAGAGAATGGTCTTCTAAAGGAAGTAGACTCCTTCCCTCATTGGAAAAGTTTGGTGGATTTGTTTCAGAAGGAGCAGATGATCTTAAAGCCCTGAGTCAGTTTGAAATAGAACTTGGTCAAAACATCAATGGTCGCGCAGACGTTATGAAGAACGCAATTGTCACAGATGAAATTCTTGAAGCAGAAACAAAAAAACTTATTAGTCAATACAAAAATGCAAATACATCAATTGGAAAAGTTGCAAGATCAGCGGATCAAGCGTCAAAAACAATTGGTCAAGTTTCAGTTTCTATGAATGAATCTCAAGCGGAAGCGCTGGTTCGACAAGGAAAAGCATCAAAATCTGTCACGGCTAAAGAAACCAGATACCTTTCATCTAGCGGAGCGGTACTTGGAAGAAAGTCAAAATCAAGCGGAACCTTTAGACCAGAACGTTATGGAAAACTAGCCAAGGCTGGTCAATCAACAACAGCAGCAGCCGTTATGGGAGCAAAACAATCTTTAAAGGTTAAAAGTCCCTCAGAAGAATTTGCAAAGATTATGGACGATGCTGCTAAGGGAGCCTTGATTGGGGCAAAGCGTTCACAGCCAATCGCTGCACAATCTGGAAGAATTCTTGGTCAATCTGCAAAAGAGGCTTATAAATCAGAAATGTCTCAACTAAGAAGAGATATCAGAAACGACGATGTTCTTGTTGGCGGAGGGATGACAGATCCAACTCAAAGAACGAGAACTTTGCGTAAACTTGAGGAAAGTCAAAAGAAGCAAGCAAAGATTGTTGCTGCACAACAAAGAAAACAGTCGCAAGCCGCTGCACAAGCCGCGTCCCTTGAGCAAAAAAGATTGGCTAACGAACAAATAATTTTAGCAGAAAAACAAAGAAAAATACAAGAGGACAATGAAAAAAGATCACAAAAAAGAGCACAAAGAAAGAAAAGCGTTTCTCGCGGTATAGGTCGCGCTGGTGGAATGATCGGAATGGCATCTATGATTCCGTTTATGGCACAAGATTCTGAAGGAAAGTTTGCAGGAATGGATGCAAACATGCTTGGCATGGGGATGATGGGTGCAAGCATGGCAGGACCATTAATGGGAGGTGTTAAGTCAGGGGGCGTTCTTCTTGCTGGTGCAATGGGAGTCAGCGCAACAGCCCTTGCATCAATAGTTGCTCCTGTTGCTGCTATCTCTATTGCAGCAGTTCTTTTAAAGAAAGGCATGGATAACAATATTGCTGCTGGAAAAGAATATGCAGACGCAATGACAACAAGTGCTCAAGAGCAAGCAGAATTTGCTAAAGCACTTGGTAACACCACTTTGGCAGAAAAGCGTAAACAAAAAGAAACAAAAAAAATTACAGGACTTTCTGCAAGAGAGCAAAGTGTTGGAAGAGATTTTGTTGCATCAGAGCAAGGGCAGCAAATGCAAACAGAGGCAAAGAAGGTATTGGAGCAAAATGCCTCAGGCTTTGCAAGAAACCTTGCAACACAACTATCTCAATCAGTAATTAGTGGAGCAATGGGTGTAAAGCAAGCAAAGTCTGTAGCGGCAGCAATGTCAGAAGCGCTTGGTAGAGAAGACCTTACTGCAAACATTATTGCACAAATTGATAAGATTCTTGCTCCAAATGGAGATGATATTACAAGAAGCCCTCTAAAGATTTCTGCTACTATTCAAGCAAACATTGAGTCAGACGAAGATCAACTGAGGCGTGAAGCCGACCGTGCAGCAGCGAATTACAGCGGAATAGAAGATAATTTCTTGGGAAGAATTATTTCTGGAGACTACGATGAAATGGTAAGAAAAGAGATAGCGTTCTTTGAGGCTGTTCTAGCAAACACCCAATCAATTCTGTCAACATATGATGATCAGATAATGAAGCAAGAAGAGGTTGTTGCAGAAATTGACAAAAAGATTAAAGCAGAAGAAGATGCAACGAAAAAAGAAGAACTTGAAATTCAAAAAAGAATTGCCGCTCGTCAACTTGCAAACTTAGAAGAAAAGAAAATTGATGAAGAAAAGTCTAGAAGAGAAGTTGATTATCAAGCACTCCTTGGTGACGTAAAAGGAAGAGCGGAAAGAATGACCTCTTCAAGAAATGCAGTACAAGAAGCAGGCATAAAAGATGCCAGAGCGCTGCTTTCAGATGAAACTAGGTTTAGTCCAGGCGGAGGTTCACTAGGAACAGCATATTATCGTGCAACAGGGAACAGACTTAGAACCAATGAGGAGGCAGAAGAGTTTGAGGTACGTTGGCTTGTAGACTTGCAAACTGGAAGGATTGATCCTGTAGCCTTGCAAGCCTTGCAATCAGCAGAAGAGAATAAAGCAGGTTCTGCTCAAAATATTATAGAGACTGTAGTTAGATTACAATCTGAAGGAGACTTAAAGGCAGCCAATGAGATCAATATAATATCCGCAAGACTCGCAGAAAATCCAGAAATTCTGACTGTGTTTAACACAAAGATTGAGGGAAAGAAGCCAGAGCAAATTATTGCTTACGGAGAAGTTCTTAATCAAATATCAGAACTTCCTCCAGAAATTTATAAGTCCGTCGCTGTTGAACTTGGAGATATGCCAGTACAAGAGTTGCAAGAATTTAGAGATCAAATAGAACAACTTCAAGGAATGGAAATTGATGTAGTTAGTCTTCTATCTCAAGGTGGGGTCAAGGGTATCCAAGCAGCAGCAAATGCAACAGACTCATTTGCAGGAAGTTTAAAGAAGTATGCCAAAGAGATAAATTCAATAAATAAGGCTACAAGCAAAGAGCAAAAACTTGAAAGAGTAATCTCTGTAGTAACCAAAATGGTAGACGCAGAGGGTGTTGAAATAACTCCACAACAAATTAAAAAACAAATTCCAGAAATTGCGAAAGCAGCGGGAATCACTGAAGCGGAAGTTATGGTGCTTCCTCCCGCAGAATTAGTTAAAGTTATATCTGCAAGCATCATGGCGCAAGACCTAAAGGATAAGGGAGATCAACTTGTTGTCGCTGGTAAGGCGATGAGTTCTCCAGCACTAATAGCAGAAGGTCAAGCGATGGTCGCTGCTGCCTCATTAATGATGGCAGGAGCAGGAACAGCAGCAGCAGGTGGTGGGTACGGTGGTGGCGGTGGAAAAACTCCTAAGGTAGACGATGAGGATGAAGAGAATGGCGGAGGCGGTGGAACGAAGGCGACACCATTTAAAGACTTTAAGTCTGGGATTATTCTTCAAATTAAAAGGTTTGCAGATTCTGGAGCAAAGTTAAAGGATTTGATGAAGGCAAAGTATGACTTCTTTAACATACTCAAAATGTCTGATGGAATTGACGACAAGATTCGTAAGGCAGGATTAAATCCATTACTTGCTGAAGAATTAATGAATATGGACCCTAAAGAAGCCAACAAGGTTCTTAATAAAATGACAGGCAAGGGTGGGAGACTTGACGAGTCAGGAAGAAAACTTCAAGACAGATATATGGCAGCAAGCATTTCTGGAACGTTAAGCGCTGGGCAAGACAGAAGAAAGGCTGCTAGAAGTCAGCAAAAAGTTACAGGAGATTTGTCTTCTAGGGGGGTTTCAGGAGAAGCAATTTCTGAAATAATAGGAGATGCAAGAAAAACAGAAGAGTATATTACATTATTAGACAAGGCTGCATCAGGATCTAAAAAGGCAAAGAAGGCTCTAGACTCCTACATAACCTCAATAGAAAAGTCAACAATTAAAGAACAGGCGGCTGCCTCTGCTACCGAAAAGGCTATAGAGTTTGCAGAAAGAAGAAGGAATATAGCCTTCATCGGTGCAGCACGAGGGCAAGGGGTGGAACAAGGTCTAATTGAGTACATTGGTGGGGATGCAGGATTGATGGCTCAATACACAGATGCTGTTAAAAAGGGTGACGTTGCTGTACAAAACTTCTTTACTGAAGCAAGAAAACAACAAAAGCAAATGCAGCAGGAAGCATATGCCATGAACCCATTTGAATTTATTACGCAGCAAGCAGACGAAGCACTAGATGCCATTAAGTCACAGTTTGCTCCAGATCAACTTAGACTAGAGGATGAATCCGCAGCAGCATTCGAAGCACAATTTGGAACAACAAAAGAAGCCGCACAAGACATTATTGACAAGAATAATATTCTTATCTCTCAATATGATCAACAAATTAATCAATATGAAGATATGAATGCTCAAGAACAGAGATTGGTTCAGGAGCATGAAAGAGAGAAGAAGCAATGGCAGGACAAGATTGATGCTGCTCAAGAATATATTAATGGATGGCAAAAGTCTATAGATTCACTCAACAAGGAAATCTCTCAAAGAAATCATCAGGCTGATTTGCTCAACCATGAATTAGACCTCATTGGCAAGGCAGAAGAAGACATTAACGCAACGTATGACAAAAGGATGGACGCTCTTGATGAGGTTGAGTCTATCAATAACAGAATTCTTCAATCACAAAGATCACAACTTGATATTTCTAGAGCACTTTCAACTGGAGATGTTTACGCCGCAGCCGCCGCTGCTCAAGAGATGCAAGATCAACAAGCACAGCAGGCTATGGTTGATGCTAGAGATGCTTTAACCACTGCAAGAGACAATCAGGTAAGTGGATTGCGTGGAGAAAGTGGAATGAGCAGGACACAGATTGAAGATCAGTTGTGGCAAATTAATCAGCAAAACTATCAAACAGGATTGCTCATCTATGATTTAGAAGATAAAATTTGGCAGAAGAATCAAGAAACTCTTACTTGGAAAACTGAAATTGATAAGATTGATAAATCAATTAAAGAACATACTGATAAAATTTGGGAAAACAGTGGAGAGATTCTTAGAATTCAAAAGGATCTTATTGGACCATTGAAAAGCGTTAATACTCAATGGACGGATAGGCTTAGTTCTTCTAACCTACAACTTTCCTACGACAAAGATCATTTGAAGTATCAAGGAAAGACCCTTGAGGCTTATGAAAAGCAAAATGAAAGAATGAATGCACATCTTAAGCAAATTGATGGAGCCAGAATACTTGCAGAAGGTCTTTATGACACATGGGTGGGAGTTGGTAATGCAATCGCTGATGCAAATAAAACAGCCAAGCAAAATCTTTCATATGCTGCAAAAGGAGAGTTTAGTAAAATTACTGGGATAAACTATAAAGACTACTTGGATGAAACAGGAGAGTTTGATTATGGTAAATTCCAAGCAGATGTTGAAGCAATAAGAACTTCTGCTGTTCAAGGCGCAGTAGATTCTGGAACAGCATCACTTGAAAATAATTATGCAGGAGGGTTTATATCAGGAGATGGAGCGAGAGATTCTGTTCGATCAACTCTAACCCCAGGAGAATTTATTGTCCGTAAGTCAATGGTTAAAAAATATGGGGTGGGAATGTTTGAAAAAATTAATCAGGGATCTTTCAGTATGCCAAGGTATAACACGGATTCTCCATCAACCAACGTTGAAGCACCATCCAACAATACAAGCATTGTCGCTCCAGTGTATAATACATATAGTATTAGCGTTCCTGTTAATCAGCCAAATGCTAGCGCAGATGAAATTGCTTACAAGGTAATGACTAAGATTAAGAGTATTGAGAGCAGTTCTATTAGGAGAATCAATGGATATTAATCCCAGTAACCCAACTAGTACTGCCACCTATATTTCTGGTAGAAAAAAATATTCTAGGCCACAAGCAATGCTTTGGTCAGATAACTCTGGAACAATTACTGAGGGTGTTAGAATTCCAGAAGGTTTAGAAAAAGAAGATTTTATTATTTGCTCAGATCATAATCGTGCAGAAATGAGCATAAACCAACAAAGGATTGAATCTCGTCAAAGAATGATAAATGGAACTATGAGATCTTATCATATTGCAGATAAAGTTTCTCTTTCTGTTAGTTGGAATAGACTACCTTCAAGATCTTTTTCAAGAAACGTTATTTTTGACAGTTCTGGAAAATCAATAATGAATCTTGGAGATACAGAATATACAGTTGACGGTGGAGCAGGAGGAGTAGAACTACTTGATTGGTATGAAAATCATTCTGGACCGTTCTATGTGTATCTAGGATATGATAAATTTAATAGCAACTCATTTAAGGTTGCTGGACAAGTAACCGATCAGTCTTTTCAGAATCTAGGAGTTTACAATGACGTAAGGCTAATGTACTTTTCAGGATTTGACTACAGCATTGAAAAGCGAGGCGGTTCTAATCACGATCTTTGGACAGTTAGCGTTAGTCTGGAAGAAGTCTAATGTTTAAGTCGGACAGCCTTGAGGATGCCCTCACCTATTCACACACCATTGATAATCAACAAGCAGTATTTGTTGAATGGAACTTAAATCAATCATACAATATTGAAAAAGTTGGAAACTATAGATATAGGCCTGGAACAACAGATCCAAAATACGGTGTAATCAGATCTTTATACGAACCAGAAGATCTTGGAGGATTCTATACAGGTGCAACAGATTCAGACATTATAATCAATGCAGGATTTGATGACAGCAATGATCCAGCCTTTTATATTGCTCCTAAAAGAAAAATGAATCTCCTATATTCACTTGATGATTGTTTTAAGCAAAACAGACCAAGGTCAGGAATAAATAAACTTCTTTACCTAGGAATTGTTGGAACTTCTTCTGGATACAACCAATATGTGGATAGTCTAAGTTCTAGTCGTCCAAGGTACTACATGTCCTCACGATACGATGAGTTTAAGTATTGGACTTCATATAGAACAGAAGTTGAAGATGGAAGCACTATAGAGTTTGGAATAGCGTTAAATTCAGGAACTGGAACGGCCAATCAATCCTATTACATCTATGACTCAGCACCTTTTGTTGTTTATAAAGAATCTGTTCCTGCCAATAGGGTGGTTGTTAAAGTACAAACAAATGTGGGTACAGTAGATAACGGACCTTATAGAGTTGGAAACAATACCAATGTTGCAGACCCTCTTTACGGAGAATCAAACAAAACAATTCCAAAAAGATGGGCAATTCAATCTTTAGACAGTGAAAATAACTGGGTAGAGATTATTTCCTTTGACGAAAACGATACTAGGTCAAACGGATTGCCTATAATATCTTCAGACGGTCATGTGGAGATTGAGTATGGATTAACAATACCTACTCTATTCCAAGATGTATTTACCTTTGCAGGAGAGATATCCTCTATCACCATGAGACCAGAACTTGCTCCTTATGGCTATGCCTACTTATATAAGACTTCTGAAACAGACATGGGAGTCCTCTATATCTCTGATGGCGCAGCATGGCAAGCGTTCTCTCCTGAGTATGGGTGGAATTTGTCAGAAATAGAAATTACCAAAAACACCAATGTTGTCAAAAAACTTTCAAATCCAGATTATTTTATAGACAATGGTGAAAAGGTTTTCAGAGAATTCCAGTTTACCAAGGGTCTAAGGGTTGTTGTGGACACAATGAACAAGGTTAACTCCACCTTTGACCTGATAGAACTTTCACCAAGACTTGTCTCAGACATTACAGAGAAGGCTTCTAATTTTTCCGTAAGGAAAACTTTGTCAGACCTTGGAACATATTCTATGCCAACAGGGAATCTTTTGGCCTCAACGGGAAGTATAACTATTTTTGATGATGACCTTTCATTTAACGAGAACAACCTATTCAATCTAGAAACTGGAACAGGAAGCATCATAAGTCAATACTCAAACAGTAAAATAAAATTTTTGTTTTACGATATTGTTAAAAATATTAATGACTATGATTATTATATTCCAATCAAGACTTTGTATTCTGAGAGAATTCCACAAGTAAGTGATGGCGCTGCCACAATATCCATGGAACTCAGAGACTTATTTTATTTTTTTGAATCAAAGAAATCTCCAGAACTTCTTCTTACGAATGTCTCTTTAAGTTACGCAGTAATGGTATTGCTTGACAACATTGGATTTAGCAACTACATATTTAAAAGAACAGAAGGAGAGGAAGAGTTAATCATTCCATTCTTTTTTGTTGGACCAGATCAGAACATAGCAGAAACGTTGCAACAATTAGCAATATCCTCTCAGAGTGCAATGTTTTTTGATGAATACAATAATCTTGTCGTAATGTCAAAAGATTACATTTTGCCATCTGAACAACAAAGAGAAACAGATTTAGTATTCTATGGACAAGAAGAGTTGGTGGGGTCAAAAACTGCCTTGCCAAACATTATGAATATTTCTTCTCAAGACAAACTTGTATATAACGGTGGAGAGATAAATTACACAACAAGGTATATTCAAAAATCTATTGGTTCAATTGCTCAAGCCCCATACATAGATGATTACAAGACATTTGTTTATAAGCCAGTATTGTTGTGGGAAGTTGCTGGTCAACAGTCTACAAAGACCGTTAATGAGGCTGCAACAGAGGCTTCAGGATATTCTTTAGCAGCCATGCCTCTTAAGACTAGACTAACAGATAGCATTCCAGAAGTTGTTGATGGAACTATTGTTAACAACGTAATAGATTTTGGAGAGAGTGTATACTGGTTGGGCAATTATTCAGGTTACTTTTATTCAAATGGAGAGGTAATTCGATACGATGCTTCTGAGTACTCTGTTGCTGGTGTGGGAAATGTTTGGGTAAAAAACAATCAAGAATATCAAAAGTATTTTGCAGACTTGAGGTTTAATGGAAAGATGTATCCTACGGGCAGGGTTAGGATATTTGCAAGTGTGCAAAATGATGTTGTTCAGGAGCATGGTCGTGGACAATTTGGAACAGAAATTGTTGATCACCCATCTGGACTTGATGATAACTCTCCATGGATCAGTGACACGAATGTAAGGGGATCTATTCAAAATTCCAAAGAATATTTATTTAATACAAATAGAACAATATCTTATCCTAAAAATACTGGAATTGAAGAGGCTGGAAACTCTAAGACGATAAGTGGCAGACCCTACACATCACAGTCTTATGCCATCAAGTCAACCAGAAATGGAATAATTAAAAACTTTATGGCTAACACAAACATTACAGAGAATGATGTTAATTATTACAAGACTGCCAGATCTGGATCTGTACAGACTTCAGCATTAGTGTTCAACGGACCAGACATTCCTTCAGAAATAGATCCAGCAGAGTTTGTGACATATGCCTACAAATCATTGGATAAACCGTATAAGCATTTTGGAACAAGGCTTAGGATAATTGGAAAAATTGAGTCTGCTACAAACCAAGATCAAACATCTCTTGGAGCGTTTACAATTTACTCTCCCAGCGAACTTTCATCAGGAGATCCTAGCAAGCAAGTTTCTATTAAGGGTGGTAGTGGAGGTATAGCCTTTGGATTAAATAAAGATACCAACGTTGGGTATTATTTTGAAATTGCTGCATTAAGCCAAAGCAATGTTTCTTCTTATACCAATAACTCAAACTATAGTTCTTATCAAATAACTAAGAGTCCAATAATCACAGTGGTAAACAATTTGGTGACTGTATCACTTGATACTCAACACGACTTTGAGGTTGGAACAATTGTTATTATTAGTGGAGCAGTTGATGACAACAGAAAGACTCGTCCTACCTCAATTAATGGGGAGTACGCGGTAACCGCTATTTCAACAGATAGAAAGCAGTTTACTTACAGTATTAAACAACCAGACTTTACAACTGCAAATATAACGGGAGTATCTAGAACTGGATCAGGATCTTCTTGGACAATAACATACACTGCATCAAATAACTTTAGGTCAGGAATGATAGTTAATATCTCTGGTCTTGCGCCATCTGGATACAATCTATCAGGGGCTATTGTTGAATCAGCCAATGAAAAATCTTTCACTGTATTCTCTACTACAGACCCAGGAACTGTAACTGATGCAACTGGAGCCGCTACATATGTAGTTTTGTCAACAACATCTTCTAATGGTGGAACAGTTAAAAGGGTTATTGACAGCGACACTTTAATTTCAAATATATTTTTCTATAAAATTGTCTCTGGTTCCAATACCGCAGACATTATTAAAAAGCAAAGGACTGGAACTTTAGTTACGCTAACTACTTTAAGAGATCATTCTCTTGATGTGGGGGAGCAGATAGTTGTTTCAGATATTGATTCTACACTAAACGGACTTTGGGAAATAACAGCCGTAACTCCAAGAACCATTCAGTTTAATACGATATCTTCAGGAACGATAGCAGAGTCCGATCTTGACCCAATTGGACTTGTCACAGGAGTCAACAAGATTGCCATCCCAGAAGTTCTTTGGAGAGGTATTACTGATATCTTGGTTGATGATGGAAAGTTTACAAGTCAATCAAGACTGACAACTTCAGAGAAAACTACCGTATACGATCTTTCCGCAGAATATTTGGATATTGGAACAACTCGTCAATTCTTCTTGTATCTCAATAACAAGCAAATTGCTGTTGTAAACGACACAAGCCCATTGCCACAATACAACAATGTAGCGTTATTTGTTCGTGGTTCTTCTCGCGTAATGTTTGAAAATATTTATGCTTTATCAGACAACTTTGCAGAAAATACTGCAAGAGCATTGCAATTGCCAATCTCAAAGATATTCGGTGACGAATTAATTACAGAGTCTGAGGCAATTAAAAAATATGCAATCAGTGGAATGATTCAAAATACATATTTGTCTGGAATTAGTTCTGAGAATCCACCAAAGTACAGTATGTACTACGAAGAGTTTGGAACAATCATGCGCGAGGCTGCTTACTTTAACATTCGGTATGATCGCGCATATCCCGCTCTTTATGCAAAACTTGCTGAAACTCTAAACAGAGTAAGAGGATATACTGTGTCAGGATTTATGGCTGGATCTTATGGGGCAGAGTTTCTTATCTTTAATGCTATTGACAAAAACCTAAACCTAGATGATACAACAGGAAACTATTTGAGAATTTTAGGAATTGCATTTACACAAAATACCACACACTCATTAAAGGTAGATGACTTTTTTAATAAGAATAGTAATTTTGCAGAACAGTTATATTCTGGTGGAACTGATGCAGCAGATTATCAGAGATTGTATACAGATGTTTTAAATAGCAGAAACAAATATGGAAACAATGAGTTTTCTATTGAAACACAATATGTGCAAACTGATGCAGCCGCAGAATCAATGATGGATTGGATAGTTAAAAAGATAATTCACCCAAGGAAGACTGTGGGTATATCAGCCTTTGGAGTCCCCCACTTGCAATTGGGAGACATTGTTCAAGTTAACTATAACGATGAAAGCATAAATATTATCTGTAGCCCAGAAACAAGATTTGTAGTCTATAATATAGAATACTCAAGGGATAGTGGGCAAACATCAACTACTGTTCACTTAGCGGAGGTATAGAATGAGTTTTGGGAGTTATGCAGATGTAGAAGCAGCATTAAAGGCAGAGTCTGATATTTGGTCACGAGGTAAAGGACATACAGACGCTGCTGTTAGACAGAGAGCGCTTGAGGCAAGGGATTGGTGGTCTAAGTATAGTTCACCTGCACCTGCTCCTGCAACGGCATCAACACCCTCTCCACCTCCACCTGCTGCACCGATACTTCCATCATTTAGGCCAATGACAACGGTAAGTAAAAACTTTAAGGTTGCTCCAAGCGATATAATCCAATTTGATGATGAATCAATAGAGATTGCGTTAATTACGGATCTTTTGTTTGAGGATATAGGTGCCACAGAACTTTCTAATATATCTAGGTATGATTTGATTGATGGCCAAAATGTTATTTATGAACCAATTAAAAATCTTTCAACGGTAAGAAGAGAGTTTAATCCAAATAACATAGTTTCAACATCTCTAGCAATGGATTATTTTTCAAGATTTGCGATTGACCTATCTCTTAGAGGGATTTCAGACCCCTATTTTGACGATGATGGCAATCTTGTCATAGAAATAGACTCAGTGCAAGACAGTGAAGAAATTCAGGTTCAGATTTTAACGAATGGTACAATTGACTTGGTAGAGGACGTATGATCACAAACGACGGAAAAGAACTCATTTCAAAATACCTGCTTGGTCAGGTTCCGACCTATGCCACTCACCTATCCATTGGTTGCGGAGCAGTACCATTGGACTCAAACGATCCATTACCAAATAACACCTATGGGAAACAGAGAATGGATTTTGAGATGACTCGTGTTCCAATTTCTTCAAAAGGATTTGTAGACGATTCAGAAACATACCTAATTACTTCAAAGAAGGTGATTTCAAATATAGTTTCCTTGACAACATCAGTTTATAATAATATTGTTGCGGGTGAGTCTGTAATAGTTTCCAGTGTTGATCCAGAACTAGATGGTCAGCATAGGGTTACCAGTATAATATTTGATATTGGTGGAAATCAAATAGGCTTTACTTACAACAAGACAACCTTCATAACAATCGATCCTGCGGTTACCTTATCTCCTTCAGGCTCAGCAATTGTTTCAAGAACAAAATTATCTTTAACTGCTGAACTTCCAACAGAAAGTAGGTATGAAATATCAGAGGTGGGAATTTGGTCAGCAGCGGGTAACAGCCTTGCTACGCAATATGACAGCAGAATGATATTTAACTTTACTCAATCTTGGCAATTGCATGGGAATTCAATTAGTGACCCACCTTTGAATACAAATTTAGGATTTAATGGCACCACAACGACAACAGACATTCAGGCAACTGAAAAAGTATTTTACGCTACTACTAGCGATCCACTATTTCAAACCAATACTCGTAAAACAAGGAAAGAAGGACCACGCCATCTAAATAGAACTCTAATGGTTAGAGGAGACTTGTCAACAATAACGTATGATAGTTTAGAAGGAGATTGGACGGTAGAGGGAGAACACGTTCACCTAAATGATATCAGTTTTAATATAACTGGAAACAATTCGGCAGATCTTTTAAAACTTGCATTCTCTTTGGTAGATAAAACTGCAACACCATTAGAGACAATAAAGGATGTTAAAGTTGTTATGGAATTCTTTATGAATGAGGTAAATACAACTGGTGGGTTTGCCAAGGCACAGATTTATATTCCTGGATCTACTTTTGAGAATAATCGTTATCGTGTATCTGAATGGGAAATTTCTCAAAATATTGATTACAGCAATGAAGATGCTTTAACAACCCTTCCATACACAAGATTTTATACATCATCAGATTTTAGTTCATCACAAGTTAGATTATGTAGAGTTTTTGTTCAAATAACAAAAGCAGATGACTCTGAATCAGATGTACACTATCTCGCCCTTGATGGATTCAGAATTGACAATACTTTAGAGAATCCTACTTACAAAATGTCTGGATATTCTGTTATTCGTGGGGATGGCACTCCTATTATTAAATTAACAAACACCAACAACTATATAGATTTTAGGTTTTCGCTAGGGGTATCTTAATGTCAAAGAAACTTATTGTTCCAAGGGAACAATTTCCAGACCCAAACATCTATAATCCAAAGTATCCAATTAGGTTTAGACTTATATCAGAAGACAGAAACAACCTTTCTGCGTGGTCCCCTATCTACAATGTTGATCCAGAAATTTTCTTTGAAAGAGGAACAAGAGAAATTCCAGGAAGCATAAAAATGGAAAAGGTTGGATCTTCTTTGGTAAATATTGTGTGGGACTCTGTAACAATATACAGAAATAGTGATAGCCTTGCTCTTAATATCGGAGAACTTCTTCATTATGATTTATGGATAAGGTGGGCGGGATCAGGAGGTTCGACTCCAAGTGAGTGGATCTACAAAGAAAGAATTGCTTCAACATCATTGAATATAGTAGTACCTCCAACATATCCATACACAAACCCATCAACTGGTATTATCACAGACATAACTCCAAAGTATCTTTATGCAGAAGTTTATCGACCTGGTAGACCAATCTCTAGATATGAAAAAACAGCAACGTTTCCTCAAGACGCTTCTACACTAGATCTGGTGAATGATATCTTTATTTTTCCTGAAGGGCATGGGTCTAGCACAGGAACTCCAGGATTATATACATCAGCAACCCCAATTGGAGGATTGACTAATGGCGTTACCTATTACACAAGAACTATTGACTATTATAAAATTGCCATGTACCCCACCAAAAATGATGCTTTATTAGATACAAACAGAATAAACTTAACGGGAACTCCAACAGGTTTTGGATCATTTACTGGATACCCATTTAGAATGTACGATTTGGTGATTACCACCCTCTAGTGGTATAATTTTCTCATGGCAAAAATTCCTCTTCCAGATCGTGGACAACCACTAGACGTTACTTACATCTATCAGATTGCTAAC